AAAAAAGCTCCTTTCTTGAAAAATGGTCCAAAAAAAGAAGGGTACGCGAAATACCCTTAATTATTCAATTATTTTAAGTCGATTACATCTGTTTCAGTACCGAAGAAACCAGTAGCAACTTCTAATTGTTTATCAGCAGAATCTGCCATTGCTTTAGATACATCAAATACTACTTTACCTTTAGTAGTGCTATCAGGATTTAACTGTTCTAAGAAGAATGAGTTTTCGATACTTCCATCTTCACCTTGATTAGCTGACATCGTACCAGCGCTATCAGCTTCTAAAGTTTTGCCTTTAGTTTTAAGTTTGAATAGATTACTGTCCACAGTGATAGCTTCATCACCATTGTTTTTAACTTCGAGATCAACTACAACAAATGTATCTTTTGCTTTAGTTGGTAAAGCAGATGGACCAACAGCAGTCGCAGTAGTTACACCATTAACTTTATATTGCATTTTCCCTACTTTAACAGTATCGCCAATTTTATAAGCTTTCTTCGTTTCTTTTTTATCTTCTTTAGTAGCTGTGCTAGTTGTATTATTCTCTTTCTTAGTATCTTCATTACCACCACCCATAACAGCAGCACAAGCACCGATTAAAAGCATTAATAATAATAGACCTAAACAACCAGGTAATACTTTACTTTTCTTTTTAGGTGCATCACGATAAATAACGCGTTCGCCTTTCTCATTGTAAAGCACTTCTTCTTGCTGAACTTTCTTCGCCATACCAAAACATCTCCCTTAGATTTTTTTATATTCATATACGTTCAACGGTTCAAATCTAATGTAATAATTACCGTGGAATGTAGATAAACCATATTTCATTTTGTAATGCTCAATAGCTTTTTTAACATACGATTGTGTAACTTCTAAATGTTCAGCGAATTCATATAAATTATGTAAGCCTAACTTCCACATTTCAATAATATCATCTAAAGACATAACTAACTCATAACCAAATCTCCTAGCTTTTACTTCCTGTTTCATATTGTTTATATCTTTATAATCTAAGATGTTGCCGACAGATGTATAATGATGGCCTATTTCTTCTGCTAAGACTTCAACGGATTCTTTATAAGATAAGTTTTCATCCATGTAAATATTATTTGTATAATAAAAACCATCCAAACCATAAGGCATAACTAACTTATTAATTTTTATATCTTTCGCAATATATTCAAGCTTCTCGTATTTATCCATCTATCACACTCCCCATCGGTAGACCCTCTATTTAATTTTTACGGTTAGCGATTAACCCCTGAATAAATGCATCAACTGCTTTTTGTTCTTCTTCTGTTAAGTTGTCACGTTTGTGTGCTGCGATTGTTTCTGGTCGTGGATATTCTTCGGTAATACGTGATTTAGGTACATTAAAGAAATCTGCCAGTAATTGAATTTTATCTATTCTTGGATATTTATTACCTTTAATCCATTGTGAAATTGAAGATTGAGAAACACCAATTTCTTTAGCTAAATCTAATTGATCAATACCTCTTTTATGCATCAGTTCTTGTAAATTCTTTGATAATATCTCTCTAGCAGTCATATTTTGTTATCTCCTTTAGGTAATTTAATATTACTTTATGTAATAAATAATACTATAGGAAGAAAGTAATATCAAGTAATATCTTAGTAGAAAATTACACAAATTATATTACTCAAAGTACTAGACGTATTACTTTAAGTAATGTATGATAGTAATTATCAGGAGGTGGAAAACGATATGACGCAACAATTAAGTATTAAAGCGTGGCGAGTTAATTCGGAAATGACACAGAAAGATGTAGCTGACAAACTAGGAGTAACAAAACAAACTGTTATTCGCTGGGAAAGTGGCGAAGTGCCATTACGTGGATTAACAATTTATGCACTTGCTAAACTGTACAACACAGACATAGATAATATTCGTGTCTAATTTTTTTGAACCATGTATTACTTTAAGTAATAAAGGAGGTATTTTATGAAACACTTCTACGATTCAAAAGAAGTTGCTGAGTTACTTCAATGTTCATTGTCACATGCTAGAAAACGCATCAAAGCAATGAATGACGAAATGATTGCCGATGGTTACTTTGCTGAACCTGGTAAAGTACCAATCAAAAAGTTTGAAGAAAAATATCCATATTTGAAAGGAGCAACAGCATGAAAGCATTTATCGTAACACTTGCAGTGTTTTTACTGACACTCATTTCAATGGCAATGACAACGATGGCTGGACTATTCATCAATATGACTAACTTAGAGTTTTTAGGTTGGAATATTATCATCATTTGTTTAGCTTCAATCGTATTGTTCAGTCGCATGGAGGTGGAAAATGTTTAAGCATTTTAAAGAGATTACAAAAGCTGCAAAGTCACACGAAAGGTTGTATACGGATTTAACAGAATATGTTGACGATCTAACAACACTAGCAACTAGAAGAAATGTAGTTATCGAATATTGTCGCAAACCATCTAAGTATCTGGTGGGAGTGATTGTATGGATAGAGAAGTAGCAGAACAGAAGGAAAAGCTAAGAGATTTGTTTGAGGATAATCAACCAACATTCTTAGAATGTGTGGAGAGGTTGAAAGTTTACCATGAAGAAAATAAAAAAAACACAAGCCGATGACGACAAGTGTTCAGTAAATTAGACACTTACATTGTAACATTTTTCTCACTCGGTGGATAGGAGAATTTATGGAAGATATTGAATTTTGTAAAGCAGATTTTCTATATATGTTATCGGAGTTAAATGAGTACGCAGTGATGAATGATGTGAAGGACGTGTGGATAACTAACAACACTAAAGTTGGTTGGATTGATTTAGCACATTTCAGCGATTCTTACGAGAATGGTAACAGAAATATTCATATATCACTTAATCTCGACACTCACGACACTGCCTACGAAAAATACGAACGCATGATGAAATGCATGAAAGAGGGTGCTTTACTCTAATCTAAATCTCAACCTTAGTGGATTTATCACCACTTATAAAAATGATTTCATTCAACTTTTGTGGGATGAATTATCAAATTGTAGAAAGGTTGATATGTATTTGGATTATGAAGTAATTGCAAGTGGTTCAAAAGGAAACGCAGTAAGGATTAACGATGTTCTCATAGACTGTGGGATTCCTTATAACAAGTTAAAGGAACATTTATATGATGTTCGATACCTTTTAATAACTCACATTCACAGTGATCATGTCAGAAAAGGGACGTTGAATCAGATTAAGAAACAGTTTCCGAACATAACCATTATAGGAAATTATCAGGTTCACGAAGCTTTTGGAGTGGATTTAATAATTAACGCTGGTTATGAACTCGAAATTGAAGATTATATTTTTAATGCCTTTGAATGTGAACATGACGTAGTGACTTACGGTTATTACTGGGAAACGGAAGACGAAGAAATGGTGTTCTATTGCACTGACACTTCTAACTTAGAAAACGTTGGAAAAGAATTGGAGTTTGATTATATATTCCTGGAATCTAATCATGACTTCTACAAATTAGAAGCGACTAGAGAACAGGATTTCAAAAATGGTTATCATCCATACTTTTCAGGCAAACGTCATCTAAGTACCCAACAGGCTAAAGAATTTTACTTACTGCACAGAAAGAATCGTGAGGTTCCTTTTATTGAACTACATAAGTCGGAGAGATTTTATTAGGAGGTCATTATGGAGAACGGATTAATGAATACTTCTAACTGTCAAATAATTTTAAGGAAACCATCTGAGGTTGAGTTTGTAGGTTATGAACAACTTAAAGCAAGTGCTATTAAACTTGCAGAACGTGTAGCAGAGGTTCAAGTAACGACTGAAAATGTAAAACAGTCTAAGAAATTAATTGCTGAAATCAATAAAGAGAGTAAAGCGATTAATGATGCTCGAATCAAGTTAAAGAAGGACTTACTGAAACCCTACGAAGATATTGAATTAAAAGTAAAAGAAATTGACGTGATTATCAAACAAGCAAATGACAATGTAAAATCACAGATTTCTGAATTAGATCAGTTAGAAAGACAGGAAAAGAAAGTACAGATTGAAGAAATCTTCAATAAACGCATTAAGAATTATAAATTCAAAGATTTATTCAATTTTGATGATTTTATCGAACCAACACATCTGAATAAATCAGTATCAATCAATAGAGTAGAAGATGAAATCGTAACATGGTTAGAACGAATTAAAAATGATTTTGAAGTGATTAAGACTTTAGAGCATTCTGATGAAGTGCTAACAGAATACCGGGAGATAAAAGACTTAGCATTGTCGATTCAATCTGTTACAAACAGACACCAGCGACTAGCTGATAATCGTAAAGCTATTGAAAAAGCTAAATCTAAAAAAGAACTCAGAAATGAAATAAAATATGTCACATTCGCCATTCGAGAAGAAAACTCTAAATTTGTAGAACTATTACTTAAAGAAAACAATATTGAATTCAAAACAAACATTTAAAGGGAGATTATAAATTATGACAAATACAGAAATCAGAAACCAATTACCATTAGAAGAAGTTGAATATAACGAAGGTGTAGCTAACTTAACATTCTTAGATAAAGAACATGGGGAAATCTTAACAGTTAAATTATTCAGTAAAACGTTCAATAAAGACACTAAGAAGATGGAAGATAACCCTGAACAAGCGCAGAAAGCTGAAGAACATGCACAGAAATACTTTGGTGTAGCTTTTGATGATTTAAACAAAGCAGTTGGTCAAACGCATGACATTTATGTATATGATCGTTTCTGTTCACTTTGGGAAGTCGAAATGGTTGAGAAATTTAGTAAAGACCAAGAGGGAGAAATCTTCCAGACTACAATTGATGAAATCAAAGATGACGGTAAAGGTATTCGTATTCGATTCAAGCATGAAGGTAAAATGTATGAATCTAAAATGATGTATGCAGATTACAAAGAAAGTCTTAAAGACTGGTTTGTAAATCCAAACAAACGTAACACTCAGTACGCTAAATTTGAAGATAAATTTGGAGTATCTATTGAAAATGCAAATGAAGTAGTAGGAAATGACATCATGGTTGAAGTGAAAGTAGCATTTAGTAAATTTGCTTACGCTGAAATCAAGAAACCCAAATGGGCTAAGAAATAGGAGGTCATTTCATGGACTTCACTGTAAAAGATGAAGATTTATTGTTTTATGATATTGAAGTTTTTAAACACAACGCTTTTGTTGTGTTTAAGGACATCAACAAAAACGTAGTAAAGATATTTCATAATGATTTTGAAGGAACTTTGGATTTAATCAAAGATAAGGTTTTAGTAGGATATAACAATCATTTCTACGATGACAAAATATTTTCATTAATGTTAAACAATAACACCCCTGAACAAATTAAGAAGAAAAATGACGAATTAATCGCAGGTGTTAAATCATATTATATGCACCCTGCTATCAAAAGAACGCTGGATTGTTTCCAACAAATTGACGTTTCAATGCCTTCGTTAAAAAGAGTTGAAGGTAACGCCGGGAAAATGATTTTAGAATCTAGTGTCGATTTCACGATAGACCGTGCATTAACTCCATCTGAATTAAATGAAGCTATTAAATATTGTAAATATGATGTTGACACGACTATAGACATCTATAAAAAACGTAAAAAATCATATTTTTTACCTAAATGGTCGCTGATTGAACGTTTAGGGAATATCAACGCTGACAGATGGAATACAACAACAATCAGTGCAAATGTACTATCGGATAAACCTTTGCCGAAGTGGGCTTCAATTCGATTACACAAAGATGCAAGACGTGCTGATGATGAACAGAATATAGAAATGCTTAAATTAGTACCTGAAAAAGTACGTGAACTTTGGTTAACGAAAGATAAAGGTTCTGTAACTATAGAAGAATTCGGATGTGCGATTGAATTTGGGTTTGGTGGATTACATGGTGTTCATAAGAAGAAAAACAACGTGAAAGACGTAAAGTTACTCGATGTAACGTCAATGTACCCTAGTATTTTAATCAATATCAACGGATTAGATAGAGCGACAGAAACTTATAAATCAATACTAGAAGAACGTAAATTAGTTAAACATACTGACAAGACACTTTCAGATGCTTTGAAACTTGTATTAAATAGTGTCTACGGGAACCTGAACAATAAATATTCATTATTATACGACACCAACAAGCAGAAATCAGTATGTTTCTACGGTCAAATAGCGCTTTATGACTTATGTAAAAGACTTTCAAAATCATGCGAAATTATTAATATCAATACAGATGGAGTAGCATTTACAACTGATAGTAAAGAATACCTAGATGTATGGAAAGAATGGGAACAGGATTTCGGTTTAGGACTTGAAGAAGATAGCTATTCACATTTCATACAGAAAGACGTTAACAACTATGTTGCGTTAGAACCTGACGGGTCAATAAAAACCAAAGGTGGAGATGTAAATAATTATCACGATGACAACTGGTTTAAAGCAAACACTGCGAGAATTGTGGATATTGCTATAACTGATTACCTATTATTCGGTATCGATCCAAAGAAAACAATAACTAAAAATTTAGATAATCCTATCCTATATCAATATATTTTACAGTCGTCACGTAAATTTGCTGGAACATTCGATGAAAATGATAAAGAATATCAGCGAATAAATAGAATATTTCCAACTAAAAAAGACGGAGTTACTTTATATAAACGTAGATTAGATGGAGGAGTTACCAAATTTCCTAACACTCCTGAAAAGATGTGGGTGTTCAACGATGATTTATCGAAGATTGATATTGAAGAATTTAAAAAGAACTTAGACTTGAACCACTATTTAGACATCATCATTGAAAAATTATCAAAAGGATGGAAAATGTGGGCTGATTAAAGGTAGGTGTAACTTTTGACTTATGTCGAATACAAAAAAGGAATGAAACATGGAGCAGCAGATGCTGACGAATCAGAAACACATGAAAGTTTTGAAGATTGTGGACTTAAATTAACTGACACAGATTTAGTTGTAGATATAGATGACTTACCTAAAGAAACAATTCATGCAATCATTCAATTCTTTAATATTAAAACGCAGACAGTTTGGACAGATAGAGGTGTTCATTTTTACTTCAAGAAACCTGAAAACTTTAAAGGTGCTAATGGAATTAGCGCCTTAGGGTTTAAGGTTGAGTATAAGCATATTAAAAACACCAAGTCTGTAACTGTAAAACGTGACGGTGTTTTAAGGAAAATTGAATATAACGGTATTAGAGAAGATTTACCTGATTTCTTTGAAATTAACCGAAAAATCAAAGATGAATTATTAGGATTAGGTGAATCTGACGGTAGAAACAACGCATTATACAAACACAAGATGGCTATATATTCGCTCAAAGATAGTGTCAGAATATTAAACTTCATCAATGAGTTTATCTTTGCTGAAAAGCTACCACAAGACGAATTACAAGTGATTGCAAGAGATCAATCAATAGATACAAAAGAAATGACACCCGATGAATTAGCAAAGATTGTAATTAACCAGCATTATGTAAGGTTCTACAATAACGTTCTATTCTTCAGGAACAAAGAAGGTCACTTTATCAATGATGAAAACTACCTGAAACGTGTCATTCACGGGATTTTAGATAAGAAAGACAGTAAAAATGTAGAAGAAGTATATAAACAACTTCAATTAATGGCTCCGATAATCACAATCAGTAATGATGAATCATTTGAAATACATTTTAATAATGGTTACTTACATGAGGGTGAATTCTTTGAGATGGAGAGTAAGACGTTCACTCCATATCACATAGATATTAATTATTACCCTGACGCTGAACCTGTGGAAGTGGTAGATAATTATCTAAATCATTTATCAGACAACGATTCAGATTACAGAGATTTAATCCTAGAAACATTAGCACATACTTTGATACTCAATAAAGAGTTTAAAAGAATGTTAGCAAAATTCTTCATTTTTATTGGTGATGGTGGAAATGGTAAAGGTACTTTACTAACAATTATCCGTTCAATATTAAATAGGAAAAATTGTAGTGGTTTATCAATCAGCGATATGTCTGACGAACGATATTTCGTAACGATGCAAGGGAAACTTGCGAATCTAGGTGACGATATTCAAGACGAACCTATTAACAATAAACAAATGAAAGTATTAAAAAATATAAGCACTTGTGACTTCGTAAGTACACGTCAGCTGTATCAACAAGCAACTGAAGTTGAGATGACATTATCTTTAATATTCACAAGTAACCATATCTTAAAAACATGGGAAAAAGGTGAATCGTATAAAAGACGTGTAATGTGGATGCCTATATATACAAAGCCGGCTAAAAAAGAGAAAGATTTCATTCAGAAATTGACAAGTCAGGAAGCTCTTGAATACTGGATCAAGTTAATTATTGAAGCGTACTTCAGATTGTATAAAAATCAACAATTCACTAGGTCAGAGAAGGTCAAAACGTTCAATGATAAATATCATGAAGAAAACAATAACTTCTTATTATATTTATCAGATTTTGAAGCTAAAGATTTCACAGGACTTAAACCTAAGCAAGTATATGACGAATATGCAGGTTGGGCTGAAGAAAACGACCTTAAACCTCAATCGAAGAAACAAATCATGGACACTTTAGAGAAAGAGTTTGAGTTAGTAGCAAGACCTCGAAAAATAAATGGAAAAACTACAAGAGTTTATGTAACTCGTGAGGAGATGGAAGATGAAAAAGAAAACTAGAACAGTTGAAAGTTTCTATCCTGACAATTTGAATAATATCACAAAATTACAATTCAAATATCAGGACGCTAAATGGAGATTTGAAAATCACTTTAAAGATTTAGAATCTAGCACCGAATTACTTGAATATTGTCATAGTTATATTAAAGCACTTGAAGATGAGAATGAAAGACTTTTTGATGAAATCAATAAGGAAGATGAAGATGATTACTAAAAGTGAATTAGAATACCGCATAGCATTAGGTCAATCATTGAAGAAATATAGAGAAATGATGGGTTTAACACTTACAGATGTCAGTAATCATACAGGTATGAATAAAGGGTTGTTATCTAACATAGAACACGGTAAACGACCAATTAGTATAAATGATTTAGAAAAACTAGCAGACTTATATAGAACACGATCATCATTCATACATCAAGGTGCTGCCGATAGATTAGACATTTTAGGATTAAATGACCCTAGATTATTCATTGAATTAGACATTGATTTAGATGGAGCTACACTTATCGTGAAATCAAAAAGGGGAGATAGAGAAAAAAAATATAGAATTCCTGAATCTCTATTAGCTGAAATGCATAATGATTTTGATTTCTAATTTTGATAACTTGATAACACTTATGAATTGATAAAATGCGAAAGAAAGCTGTTATCAAGTTATCACTTTTATCAATAACATAAAATGGTAAATAGCTTTAAATCAACATTCTTGGTTACATTTATTTTAAAAATGTGTCCTTTTGTAACCAAAGTGTAACCGGCTCGAACCTTACTCTCCGTTACGTTTCAAAGACAAAGTTACAAAGTTACAAATATTTTTAAGAATTATAAATATAAAAAGGGTTCTTTCTTTTTATAACCTATAACCCTTTGAAAAAACAAACACTCCAAATTCCCAGAGAAATCGGCACATATTTTTGTAACTGTAACCTTTGACCTCAAAACGTGATAATACCAATGTTTCAGCCGGTTACATTTGAGGTTACATTTTGAGATTTAATTTTGTAACTGTAACTGACAAAAAAGAAAGGAGCTAACCTATGAAGATTGAACCGGTTTACAAAATTAGTTATATAGATACTTATAGAAAATACAAAGATATTGCGAAAGTAGAATATGAACTTTTTTTAAACAGGATGATTAATGATAAAACTAATTTCACATTAGAAACAGCATTACTCACACCTAAAACTACAGTCGGAAAAGATGAATGGAGAAAAGTTGCTTTAGCTAATGGAATTAAAGAAGGAACTTATAAATCACGTATAGCTAAAGGTTGGGACAGAGAAGAAGCAGCAACAACCTTACCAGCAAGAGGTGGAAGACCGAAAAAAGATAAAAATGAACATATTTCTTTTATTAACTACATGTTTGAAACACATGGTAAAGATACAGGCTACAAAATGCTAAGCAAACGAATGAAAGAATTCTACAGAAATAACAAAGAACTATTCGAGGATGTGTTATAGATGCAACGCAGATACATGCATTATAAATTCTATGTGCCTAAGCGTACGTACTTAAACGAACCGGAAACGCCTAAGATGTTCGTTAATACGAAGGTGAAATCACGTGAGTGGGATTTTACAGGATGTAAGAACGAGAAGTGGCTGAAGTTTATTGAGGAGAGGGTGACGTTCAAATGAGTGACAGCATCAACCCCAACCATTACAAACAAGGTGAGATTGAGACGATTGATTATATTGATCAAGTCGTTAAAGGTTATAAACCGCAAGAAGCGTTTTATGTTGCGAATGTTATTAAGTATGTGTCGAGAGCACCGTGGAAGAACGGAAAAGAAGATTTAAGGAAAGCTAAGTGGTATTTAGATAGGTTGGTCGAACATGATTCACTTAGAACTTGAAAGATGGAAACGTCTCTTTAACGTGTACGCATATAAGGAATGGCAGACAAGCTACAAAGATAAACGATACGGAAATGTATTTTATACAGTTGAGAATGACACGTATTTAACGCTAGATGTAGCGAACGAAGTATATGTCGAGGAATTCAATAACATTCGTGAGATGCGAGAATTTTACGGAGAAGATGCAACAGAGCAAATGACTATTTTCGAGGTGATTTGATTGGATCAGCAACGAGATATGATGGTCGAACACGGTACAGGACTAAGAAAGCAGTACTCGAATTATGGATTCAAGGGCTCAGTTAATGAGTTCTTGAAGTCTATCGAGAAGTATAACAGTCCTTTTATACAAGTGTTCGAAAGAATTGATGGAGAGTTAGTGCTGCTTTGGTCAAACGACAAGAAAGGGCAACTTCAGCAGGTAGAACAGATGGAACTATTTTAAGGAGTTACAGGGATGAAGATTAAACAACGTAAGTATATGAGTGAAAAAGAAGCGTTACATTGGTTAGTAGATAATACAGAATTAATTGATGGCATTGATGTTGGTTGTAACGAATATGGTGACGGATTCTTTGAGTGTCAATTCAAATATGATGAGCATTTAGGTTGGACTAAAGATGGACGTTACTATGTCGAGGGAGAAATTGAGATAGATGGGGATACGAAACTTGATGTGGTTGTAGTCTATGACGAATACTCTGGGAATAAAAATCATGTTGGTAGAGTATTTAGAACTAGCATTAATCAAATCATAAAAATTAATAATGATGGAAATATAAAATACGTCAACATCCAAAACGAAGACGGCTCAATCGGCGAATTGATATGGTCAAAGGAGCGTGGGTTGGTTGATTAAGGTAGGGGAAGTATACCAAGACAAAACGACAAATAAGCATTACGAAGTATTAAATATCTTTGTAGGTGAAATAAAAATGACTGACGGAGATAATGAATATTATGTTTCAGAAGAACATTTCAAACTCATTTTTGAATTACCCGACTACAAACAACTTTACGAACAACAAAAACAACAAATCAACTCACTTAAAACAGAAATTCTAATTATTAATAACGATGCAGTAAATAGTGGCGATGAAGCACAAATGGAAATCACAGGACGTGTAATAGAAGCACTTGAAAATACTATTGTTGATGATTGGAGAGTGGAAGAATGATTAAGGTAGGGGATAAGTTTAATTTGAATAATAAAAATTGGGAAGTTATTTTAATTGATAATGACGCTGTGGTAGTTGCTAGAAGCGAAAATGGAGAAGAAGGAATAGTTTCACAACGCACTATATATAAATCATGGTACGAACAGCAAAAACACCGTGCTGATCGAGCAGAAAAGCGATGGGATACATTAAGACGAAAGTTAAAATACGAATATGATACTGCGAATAACCGTACAGAATTACGTTGTTTTGGAATGTCATTGGATATAATGCAACAACTAGAGGAGGATGGCGAGTGATTCCGAAAGATTATCCGTATAGGTATGTAGATTTATTAGATTCTTTAAGGAACAATGAAAAACTTTTAGAAGAAGGAATTATTACCGAAGAAGAACGTAACAGATATTTAAAAAATATTGTAGCAGCTTATGAACGTTATGAATCGATAGAAGATGAATTTTACCAAAGAAAAAAAGTGGGCGTAGCATACTTCATTACTTTGGTTACGATTGGAATTTTATTGATTGTTGGTTTGTACATATAACCTAAACAATAACCTAACGCATAACCTAGAGTAACCTAAATATTCGGTTAATCTGGAGTGCAATTCCACATTAGCCGAAGTTACTCGAAAGCGTACTAGAAAACGGAAAAATCTTACTTGCAATTTTAATTTCGGACTGCAAGTAACAAGCAAGTGAAAATCTAAACTGGTCGAATTCGACTACTTTAAATCACAAGGAGGAAATGAGAATGGAAACAATCGAACTCATAATTGATAAAAATCAAATTGAAGCAATTCTTAATGGTGAACGTATTGAAAATGAAATTGACGGTATTAAATATGTTATTCGACAAAGTTATTTACAACCTATGGCAATGCCAATAGTAAACAGACCTATCAAAGCAGTAAACACTGAAATTAATACAGTTGTAAACAAGCGTTATTTTAATCATCTAGTGAACGATTCGTTTAATAGATAACTCACGAAAGGAGCGAGGATTGTGGCTAATATATACAAAGTAACTTTCGAGATTATAAAAGGGGTGTTCTTCTTTCATCCATTTTGTGTTGTCGAGGCGCATGACATAGAACATGCTAAAGAAAGAGCTATGCAGGTAATGAACAGTCACCCTGATAACGTAAAAATCAAGAAAGAAATAGTAGATGTTCAAGAAGTGGATAAAATCGAACATCCAAACTATATAACAATCGATGAAGTGATGCCTTATCAACCTGTAAATGAAACAAAGGAGAATGAGGAATGACACCAACACAAATTGGATCAAATAATCTGTTAACAAACAATGTATCGAGTAGTGCAGGAGATGGAGAGTTTTCAATATTGGCATTGATTGTGTTTATGTTCTTAATTTATTTGATCTACAAGATATATAAAACATACAAATAATAAAATAAAAAAAGAGCCCTCTCGGACTCATTTAATTTATTCTCAACAAATATATTATAACACTTCGGGAGGTACTGATGGAATTAAGAGAAACCATTATAGATTTGATAGATTCATATAGCTGGAAGAACAACTTACTTAAGACGGACAGAAACGATTTACAGATTAAAATTACTGCAGCATATGGAATAGAAGCGACACTTCCAAAAGCACAGGGTACAACGGGAGATAAAACAGGCAATGAGGTTATCAGACGTATCGCACGAGAAGAAAGACATAGAACATATGCGAATGAAATCATATTCATGAATTACTGCCTGGAACAGTTAGAGGGATTAGAACATGAGATACTTAACCTTATGTTACGTGGTAGATCACTGAATAATTGTGGTGCTAAGCTAGGTGTTAAAAGACGTAAGTTAGAAAACAATTATAATAGTATGTTAGAGAAATGTATCGAAATGTATAAAAATGAATACTTAAACAGTGACACAAAGTAACGAAACGTACAAAAATGTATAGAGTTGAATAATTATAAGAATTAACAACACGTACATGCAATTTATTTTTTAAATTAATTCTTGTTATACTGTGTATGTACTCAATTGAGTAACCTACTAGACTCATGAAAGTACCTCCTTTAAGTTGTATATGAACCTTAAACCATCTAGATTATTCTAGGTGGTTTTTGTATTATTAAGAAGTACATGTGCTTATGTACAATAATATAAAAGGGGAATATTTATGTGTAAATTAACGAAGTTCGAAAGATTACAATTAATTAATCAGTTTTCTATTTTGAAAGAATTAAGTGATGATGAATTTACAAAAGATGATTTTGAAACAAAAATCAAAATTTTAGAAAACGGTTTTGAAAGACGTTATGCAGATTTAACTGATTACTTAAGTGAGCCAATGGCAGAGGAAGAATGTGTTTTTGTAAATGATGTTTTAGATTTTTATGAAGATGTGCATTTTTCTTTTAACAAACTTGATGATAAGGATAAGACAGATGTTTTGAATCGTAAAGTTAAATTTAAAGGATTTGATTTAAATGATTCAAGACAAAGTAGACTATATTCTTATGCTGATTTTATGATAAATGATTATGGTGGTTGGAATTACTTAAAACAGTTGGTTGACATTAATGAAATTGAAATAAATAGTCATGGTTCAGAGGTTCCGGAAAGTCAATTAAAAGGATACTTAGAACGTTATAAAACTGTTAGAAATAACAAACTAAGTAACCATAATGTTAAAGATTATTTAACAAAAGAAGAATTAGAAAGCATATTTGATATTAAATAATATGTTGACACCCACATTATTGTGGGTGTTTTTTATTGAATAAAATAACTGGATACTAAATACGATTGTGGCAATGTCGAGTCCGGATACACGTTGGCAATCATGTTATTAAGATGTGTGTACAGCCATCCAGTTTATAAAAACAAATTAAAGCAATTAGCGTGTGAGGATGTGATATATGAAATGAAATTAACATTGAAACAACAGAAGTTTGCAGATGAGTATATTAAGACAGGAAATGCAACTGAAGCTGCAATTAATGCAGGATATAGAAAACGTACAGCAGGACAAGTTGGAGCAGAAAACCTTAAAAAACCTTATATCGCAGAATATATAGACAATCGGATGAATGAAATCAAATCTCAAGCAATAGCAGACCAAACAGAAGTACTCGAATATTTAACTTCTGTAATGCGTAGAGAGAAGAAAGAAAGTCAAGTTGTTACATTAAGCAGAACAGAATCAAAGTGGATTGATGGTAAGAAACAAACTGTTACTGAAGAATATACTGAAATTGTTGAGACACCAGCAAGATTAAGTGATGCAAATAAAGCTGCTGAATTATTAGGTAAGCGATACAGATTATTTACTGAACGTCATGAAATTGATGCTAATGCAGTTATTCAGATTGTTGACGACTTGGATGTATTAGATGATGAATAAAAGAATTAAAATATCCGAAATCATCACTGATCAATTTAAATTGTTTTGGATAGCATCAAAGGCTAAGAAACATTTAAGGTACGTTCTAAAAGGTGGTCGTGGTAGTGGTAAATCATTTCATGTACCGATAAGAATATTATTAGACATCATTGAATATCCTGTATCAGCTATTGCAATACGTAAGATACAACGCAACTTAGCGAAGTCAGTTATACAGAACTTTAAAGCAGCAGCAAATATCTTAGGTGTGAGACATCTATTCAGATTCATTGATAGTAAATTAGAAGCTACTTATTTACCGAGAGGGAACAAGATTTATTTTACTGGTGCTGATGACCCTGAAAAGATTAAATCAATTAAAGATGCTGATTTTCCATTAGCTATTATGTGGATTGAGGAAGTTGCAGAGTTTAGAACTGAAGATGAAGTTACTTCAATTGAAAACTCTGTATTACGTGAAGAATTAGAAGGAAACGTTAAAGCAGAAAACAGTATTCGCAAGAATGTATATCCTTTTGATTATTCGTTCTATTACACATACAATCCACCAAAGAGAAAACAACACTGGTTGAATAAGAAATATGAAAGTGCATTTATTGAGAATAATACTTTTGTTCATCACAGTACATATTTAGGAAATCCATTCATCTCTAAAAAGTTTATTGAAGAAGCAGAGAATGTTAAAAAGAATAATCCTAAAAAGTATCGTTGGGAGTACCTGGGTGAGCCTATCGGTTCGGGTGTTGTTCCATTCGATAATTTAAACTTCAGAGAAATAACTGATGTTGAGTTAAGTGCATTTGATAATATTCGCAATGCAGTCGATTTTGGTTATGCTACTGATCCATTAGCATTCGTTAGGTGGCATTACGACAAAAAGAAAAATACAATTTACGCTATTGATGAATTGTATGGTCAAAAGATAAGTAATAGACAGCTATCTAAATGGTTACACGAAAAAGAATATGCAAGTGAAGAAATTGCAGCTGATTCAGCAGAGCCAAAAAGTATTGCAGAACTACAAGATGACTTTAATGTTCCTAGAATATATGGAGTTAAAAAAGGTGCAGATTCAGTTGAATTTGGTGAACGTTGGTTAGATGATTTAGATGCTATAGTAATCGACCCTAAACGAACACCAAACATCGCAAAAGAGTTTGAGAATATAGATTATCAAACTGATAAGGATGGTAATCCAAAACCTAGATTATTAGACAAGGATAATCATACTATTGATGCGACAAGATACGCATTTGAAGATGATATGAATAATAACGGAATGTTTATTTTAACCTAAGGAGGCAACGCATGAGTGATGTAAGGTTATATTATGAAGAAGTATTAGATAATATGAAACGAGAAGAAACTGAAACAAGAGGGAAATTGATTAAACGATTGATTGATGAACATCTTCCGACAGTTACTAAACAAACTGTGGGACATCTTTATTACAATGACCAACCAGATATTTTATTAAGAGAGAGAACTAAAGACCCTTTAGGTCAAGTTGATGAGAAGAAACCACATAATTTACTTGTCGCTAACTTTCATCCTAATCAAGTAGATCAGAAAGTTGGTTACTTATTAGCAGAACCGATTAACTTTAAGGCAGAAAACACTACAATCTTAGAGAAGATTGGTGAAGTGTTAAACGATGAATTTGACGACATGATGAACGATATTTTGACTGCAGCATCTAATAAAGGTGTTGAGTGGTTACATGTTTATTATGATGATAAAGGAAACTTCAGATACAGACAGATACCTGCTGAACAGATAGTACCTATCTATGATGAATATGGAGATTTAGTAACTGTTATCAGACATTACTTATTAAAGGATGTTGAACGTGCTGAAGTATGGAACGCTGAAACAGTTAGTTACTGGATGTTAGAAGGTGGAGAATTCATTCCTGATTACTATTGGGGAGAACATGAAACATATCATCATAGCAATGGAAGTTGGGAGCGCATTCCATTCATTCCGTTCAAAAATAACTCTCAAGAACGTGGAGACATTTGGAAGTACAAGACATTGATTGATGCATTCAATAATCGTTTATCTGATTTACAGAATACGTTTGATGAATCAACTGAAATCATATTTGCTTTAAAAGGTTTCAGAGGTCAAGGATTGAAAGAGTTTATGGCAGGATTGAAACATTACAAGGCAGTTAACTTAGGCACTGACGGTGGCATTGATACGATTACTGTTAAGATTCCTATTGATGAAACAGAAAAGTATTTAAAGATGTTGCGTGAAATGATCATAGACTTTGGTCGAGGTGTTGACTTCAATTCTGATAAGTTTGGAAATAGTCCATCAGGTGTAGCATTAAAGATTTTATACAGTGGGTTAGACATCAAAGCTAAACAGTTAGAACGTAAAACAAGAGTAGCTCTTAAAGAGTTGCTCTTTTTTGTATTCAAGCATCAAGGAATCAATGCAGACCCTCAAGACGTTGAAATGAAATTCAATTACAACAGATTGAAAAATGATATGGAAGATACTCAAATTGCTACTATGTCTAAAGGGATTGTATCTGATATTACTATCGTTACAAATCATCCGTGGACTGATGACCCTCAAGGTGAATTAGAGCGCCTAGAAGAACAAGAAATGGCAATGAATGATATTCTACCTCAGATTGAAGTAGGTGCTGAAGATGAACCAGGAACAGATTAAGAAACAGATTGAACAACTTATTGCACAGACTGAAAAAGAGATTGATAAAGTATGGTCAGAACGTTTAGACAGTATCTTAAAGATACTTACAACATTATATGAAAAGGTATCTGATAAAGATGGTCATGTTGGATGGACTGAAGTAAATAAATACAATCGACTGAACAAAGAATTAGATATGATTGCTAAAGAGATTACCGGTGATTATTCAAAGATTGCTACGATCATAAAGAAGTCTCAAGAGAATATTTATCTTGAAGCTTATCTTATGCACATGTTCATTTACGAGTTCACAACACAGAAAATTGTGATGCCTCAAATTCCACGAATAGAGACAATTAGAGAAGCTTTAGAATTACCTATAGAATATATCAAGTTATTGCCTACACTCGCTAAACAACGCATGAGAGTGCTTGACAGGATACGAAATGACATAGCACAGGGAATTATGGCAGGTGAGGGCTTTGGGAACATCGCAAAACGTTTAAGAGAATCATTAGGAATGACTTCTAAACAATCTAAACGTGTTGCACGTACTGAAGGTGGTCGTGCAATGATGACTGCTAAATATAAATCGGCAGTTGAATTACACGAATCAGGTATTGAAGTTGAAAAAGTATGGCAGGCAACGCTTGATAAAAGAACACGTACCACACATAGAGTATTAGACGGTCAAACTATAGGTATTTACGAAGAATTTGAATCACCTAGTGGATGTAAAGGACAGCATCCAAAGATGCTATATGGACTTAATTCAGCAGCAGAAAACATTAACTGTAGATGTGACTTGATGATAATCATTGATGGTAAGTTACCAGAAGTAAGACGTGCTAAAAATGATGATGGCGAATCAATTGTTATTCCTTACATGACGTATGACAAATATAAATCTTGGGTTAAAGGTGGTCGAGTAGCGTGAAATTAAGAATGATACTTTTGTTTAAATGGTTGTTAAAAATACAACCACCATTTTTAGGTAGAAAACTATTTTTTACAGATGTTATATTTCCACCTCTTTACATGATTGTTGCTGAAGAAGTTAAGAGAAAAGGATTCACCCCCATGTCTATAGTTAAAAATGATTTACTTAACCGACAGTCGAGAGATTGACGGTTTTTTTAATGCAGTTTTTTACTTCGACACAAGGAGATGATCACTGTATCTCATGATGGTGGTATTCCATCACTTGCCTGACGGGGCGTTAAATACGTGACGTGCTTGTAAAATCAAGCGTAATAAAAAATGTAAAGGATGATAAGAATGAATAGAGAATTTTTAAGAGGTTTAGGAGTTACAGAGGACATTATTCCACAGATTATTAATCAACATCATGATGCATTGCGTCCATTACGTGATAAAGCTGATAAGGCTGACGAATTGCAACAAACTGTTGATGGATTAAACGAGGAATTAAAGAATCGTGATACTCAACTCAATGCTTTACAAGAGAAAGCGAAAGACAATGAGGATTTAAACGCTGAACTTGAAAAGTACAAGCAACAAAACGAGCAGAAAACAACTGAGATTAAGCAACTACAACTTAACAATGCAATCAAAGTGGAAGCTTTAAAACACAATGTTGTTGATGCTGATGCATTCATTAAGTTAGTTGACACTTCAAAAGTAAAACTTAATGAAGATGGCACTTTTGAGGGATTAGACAGTTTGATTACTGAATCAACTGAAAAGATGCCTTACTTATTCACTGACACTAAGCCATTAGGGAAACCATTGCCTGTTGGTGGCCAACCACAAGCAATGACGAAAGAACAAATCATGGCCGTTTCTGATACTGCTGAACGTCAAAGGCTTATCAGAGAAAATATTAATCTATTTCAATAAAAGAGGAGAAATAATATGAAAACAAACTTAGCATTAAAATTAAACATCCAACACTTTGCAACGCCTAGTTATCCAGAACAAAACTTACAAACTACATTAACTTTAGATAAGTTTAAAGAGAAGTCAATCGACTTTACTGCACGATTTGGTACAGACATGATTAATTTCAAAGATGTTATCGGTATCACTCGATTATTACCAGTAAACGAAGGTATGACGATTGAATTTTATGGTGGTTTAACAGTTGCTTTAGCTGATGGTAAAGTTCCTGAAGGAGAATTAATCCCTTTATCAACGGTAACACCAATTGTTGAAGAGACAAAGAAAATGGAATTAGATAAATGGCGTAAAGCTACTACTGGTGAAGCTATTCAAAAATATGGTTTAAGTCAAGCTATCAACTTAACTGACGCTGCAATGATTCGTGAAGCGCAAAAGAATGTACGTGCAAGATTATTTGGCTTTGTACAAGGTGGGCAAGTTAAAGACAATTTATCAAGTGGATTGCAAGGTGCTTTAGCTACTGCATGGGGTGCTGTTCAAACAGTATTCGAAGATGATGCAGTAAAAACTGTGGTTTTCGCACATCCAAACGATGTTGCAACAGCCAATGCACACAAGCAGATTTCTATGGAAACTGCTTTTGGTTTAAATTACTACACTGATCTAACTGGAACATTAGTTATTGTTACACCACAAGTTACAGAAGGTTCGATTTATGCTACTGCTGCAGACAATTTAGTATTAGCGTATATTCCTGCCGGTTCATCTGAATTAGGTCAATCATTTGACTTGAGTTCTGATTCTACTGGTTTCATCGGTATGACGCACTTCTTACACCACGAAACATTAACTCATCAAACATTAGTTGTTTCAGGTATCTTAATGTTCCCTGAACGTTTAGATGGTGTTGTTAAAGTTGTAATTGGTGATGAACCTGGTGCTACTGCTCCTGCAGTTGGTGCATAATCTATTAATCAAAGGAGTGAATTAGCTTATGGCTAAGACAGAGAAAACTGGTACTACTCTAACATATTGGGAAGATTTAAAGGATAATCGTCGCCCTTATAACATGGGCGATGTTTTCCCTCATCCTGAGGTTAGTTATGAAGTAACTGATGCACGTATGAACGAATTAGCAAGTGAAAAGAACAGACGTAAGCAACCACTTATTAAAATTAATGAAGATGCAGGAACAGTTGAGACTGAAACAAGCAATGAAGTTAATTATGATGAGTATTCTGTTTCTGAATTAAAAGCACTTGCGAAAGAACGAAAATTAGAAGGTTATTCAGCGTTAAAACGTGATGAATTAATCAGCTTATTAAGTAAGTAGGTGATTGTATGAACCCTTTAGAGGTTAGAACAATCAATCAATGGCCTGATAGTAAAGTAGTTGATGATACTAAGTTACAGATGTTAATTGAAGTTTATAGAGGCATTGCTCAAGATGAATGTAATGATCTATTCCTTGATGGATATGAGCCGATGGGTGTAAAGAAATTTATAGCCTATTCAATCAACCTACATGGAGAAGAATTATTTACATCTAAGTCTATGGGTAGTGTCTCTTATTCTTATTCAGACATTCCGAGAAGTATCACGAATTACTTAAGTCCTTACATGAAAATGAGGTGGTAACATGTTTGGTGAATTTTATGTTCATGACATCCTCATTGAGCGTAAGACGACTGTACGAGATACATCTGTTTATCCAGCTATCACATCAGTAACAACTGAAAACATTCCTTTAACGGTCAAAATGGACACACCTACATCAAGAGAACAAACTCTTTATCATGAACGTAATTTAGAACTAACTAACGTTATGTTTTATCCAAAAGGAAGCGCAGATATTATTAAAACAGACATCATTATATTTGAAGGGCAACGTTATGAAGTTGTCGGTAAACCTGAACATCAGGGTCAAATAAGTGGTGTCATGCGTTTGCCATTGAGAGAAATATGAGAGAGTTGGTAATTGCTTTAGATTACTATGGTAAAGATGTTGAGAAGTGGGCAAAAAAAGGAATTGCAAAGACTGTTATGGAGATATATAACACTGCAGTATCTTTAGCGCCTGTTGATTCTAGTTTCCTGAGACAATCCATTGACTTTAAAATGTTTGATGGTGGTTTGAAAGGTGTTGTTTCAGTAGGTGCAGAGTACGCGATAAAATGTATGTCGCAATTACTGGTAACAGTAATTTAAAAATCGGGTAAAATCGGTGAAAGTCTTTAAAATATAGTTGTACATCGAAATTGGTACAGGTATAATGTACTTGAGGTGATGGAGATGACAATTAGAAATAATAAAGGTCAATTTGTAAAAGGTGAAAATATTGTAGATAAAACTGGTGAACGTCATGGACGATTGACGGTTTTATCATTATCTGATAAACGATCAGGTAGAAAAACATATTGGAATTGCATTTGTGATTGTGGAAATGAAAAGGTAGTAAGAAGTGATTCATTAAAGGTAACACAATCTTGTGGATGTCTTAAACGTGAACAGGATATGATTAATCTTGGCATTATTAATAATCATGGTATGACTAAACATCCATTGTACGGACGTTGGAATGCTATGATTAACAGATGTGAAAACAATAAGACTAAGCAATATAAAAGTTATGGTGCGAGAGGTATTAAAGTTTGTGAAGATTGGAAAGACATTCTAAAGTTTATTGATTGGGCTGAAGATAATGGTTTTGAAGAAGGGTTAACATTGGAACGTATTGATGTTAACGGTAATTACGAGCCTGGCAATTGTGAATGGATTCCTATGGATCTACAACACTATAATAAAACAACATCTGTACATCACACGTACAAGGGTGAAACTTTAACCACAATGCAATGGACTCATAAATACAATATACCTTTACATGAAGTGTCTAGATATAAGAAGAAAGACATTCCTTTTACAGATTTGATTGAGAAATATAAAGATAACACCGAGGTAACTTCATAGATTGCGAAAGGCTATGAAGCACCGTAGAGCGTAGGAAGTGAATAAATATAATCTTCCCAAGAGTGCCCGACAACCAATAATGGTTGTCTTTTTTATTGGTTGAAAATGTACGCCGAACTTACAGGTGACTGTAAGAAGTAGAGGATAAAAAGCCTTTACGATAACAAAATGATACGTTGAATTCGGAACTGGAATATATGCTACTCAAGGCAGTAAAGCTAAAAAGATACCGTGGGTATACAAATCTCCTGATGGTGAATGGGTTACCACTTATGGTAGTCCTGCACAACCTTTTTGGATGCCTGCTCTTGATGCTGGTGAAAAAGTATTTAGATCTTATTTTAGTTAAAGGGGTGATAGTATGGCAGATTGGTTAAGTGCAGAACAGCCATTGATTAAAGCAATCATGGAACAGCTTTATCATTCACCCTTAATGGATGAAATTGGTGGAAACATCTTTGATAAAGCACAAGTTGATATTCATGGTGACACTTATATTGTTGTAGGTGAAACGAACACTATTGAATATCCAACAAGCAACACAAATAGAGAAGTAATTGCAGTAACTGCTCATATATATCACAAGAACGAGGCTAATCCAGAACTAACTGTTGATGAAACACGTCAGTTCGTGCGTTGGCTTCGTTTTTATATGCAGCAATATAAGTATCTACAGATGGAACATTATAAAGTTCTAAATGCAAAACTCGATTTGCAAGAAACAATTACAGATGTTGATTTTGTTACGCAACATGGAGTTTTAAGAATTAAATATGAAGTCTGGCATGATGTCAGATATTTAAAATAAGGAGTGAATTAAATGGCAGAAAAGTTTTTATGGGCGCAAGTAGTCGATAGCGAACTTGGTGATGAAGGTGTCGTTGTCGGTGCGTTAAAAGAAGGTAGTCATAAAATTAGTAATGAGTTAATCGAAAAAATCTTAGCTGGTCGTATCTATTATAAATCAGGTACTATCTCTGAAGAATTAGGATTGACTTTTACTAAAGTTGATGATGATCCAGGGCAAAAAGAATTAAAACGTGCTTTACAAGAAGGTAAAGAAGTTAAGGTTTGGTTAGGTTCTACTAAGTTAGACCCTGTAACTCAAAAACATAAAGTATTATTTGCGTTCACAATTGGTGAAGAATTCGAGGATGCTTGGGAAGAGGAAGAAGATACTGTGGAACTTACACTTAAAGTACAGATTCGTTCTGTTGAGATGGAATTTCCTAAATTACCTGATTCAGTTCTTAATCCTGCTGACTCTATTCCAGTTGTGCCTGAATTACCTGGTGATTCTACTGGTGAACTTGATAATCGTCAAGTTGCTACACCAACTGAACCTGTAGCAGGGGCTTAGTTTTATCAGGGGCTTAATGCCCCTTTTTTATTTTGGCCAAGATAAAAAAATATAAATTGAAAAGAGGAATTTAAAATGACAGAAATGATTACACAAATCGAAATTAATGGATCTATGAAAGAAGCACGAGGAACTTTATTATTTGTTAAAACAGCAGATAAAATTTATAACGAGCCTAATATCCACGGTGTTAAAGAAGGTGGATTTTCAAATATTTATCGTGACTTAGTTGCATCAAAAAGCGCATCAGCATTATCAGCATTTTGGAGATGTGCATTTCCTGGATATAAAGAAGATGTAATTGATAATGCATTAACTAATGCTATTCGTGAGCATGGATGGACACCTTTAATTCGTGGTGCAGTTTATGTACTTGAGAATGATTTAATTCTGAAAGGACAGGTTGAAAACTTCTATGAGAATGCTGAAATGGGTTTGCATCAAACGAAAGACCCAGAAGTGAAAGCGGAAATCGAGGAGGGTATTCAAACAATCAAACAAATGGCTCACAATCTATTAAATCCTCAACAAAATACAATTCAAGAAAATCAGGACAATCATTAGATTTTGACCAGATTGAAAAAGAAGCCGTTCGTTATCTCGGGTTAACCGATTTCGAACGGCTTTATTCGTTTACATTGAGAGAATGGAATAACGTTATTGAGGGATTTCAATATAGTCAGATTGATAAGAAACGTTTTGCAGTTGAAGAAGCTTATCTATTTGCTATTGCGAATAATGGTAAGAAGCTTACTGCTTATGAACGTAAATTAGATTTAGCTGAAAGTAAGATTGGTAAATCTGAAACTGAAATTAAGAAGTCTAAAGAAGTCAAAATTGCCGAATACAAAAAAGTTAAGGCAGATATGATGGTTTATTTCCAAGAAGTAAGAAAGCAAGCAGCAGAAGAAAAACTAAAGAAGGAGGAAAAGGATGAATAAAAATTTTGCAGTTAATATTACAGCTAATATTAATAAATTCTTAGCTAATATCAGCAAAGCGCAATCAGCAGCAAGAAGATTAGATGATAAAGTTACTGTGAATGTTACGGCTGATACAAGTGCAGCGACTGCTCAAATCAGTAGATTCAGGTTGATGTTAAAGTCTATTCCTAACAAATTCAGAGTTCGAGGTGATGTAGACACAGCCACTGCTTTAGGTAAAGTAAGATTATTAAAATCGCAAATGGCAGTGTTATTTTCAAAAGCTACTAAAATCAGAATAGAGTTAGATGAAAATGGAGCAATAGCTAAATTGGGTGTTCTAAAAGCTGCGATGCTTGCACTATCTCCTGCAGCAATTCCGGTACTAGCATCAATCGTACCTGCAGTAATGGCTATCGGTAATGCATTAGCAGTTGTTGGTGGAGGAGTTATTGGTTTAGCAGGTGCATTTGCTATTGCTGGAACGGGTGCGATGGCATTTGGTGCTATGGCAATGACTGCTTATAAAATGTTACAAGATGGAACATTGCAGGCAACTGCACAGACACGAGCATTTCAAACTGCTTTAACATCATTGCAAACACAATGGCAAAGCTTAGTACAAGCTAATTCAGGCGCTATTTTTACCACTATGACAAATGGTATTAATATTGCTAAAACTGCTCTTAGTGGCCTTACTCCGTTTATTACAGGGGTAGCGAATTCAATGAGTACATTAAGTACTAAGATGCTATCATTCTTTCAGTCATCAAGCATAGCGAATAACTTCTTTGCGATGTTCAATACAATTGGTGTTCAAGCATTTAATAATGTTATGAATGCAGTAGGTCGATTTGGTGCTGGATTCATGGCAATTATCACTCAATTTGGCCCGTTATTTAGTTGGATGGCTCAAGGTTTAGCTAATATGTCAGCACAGTTTCAAGCGTGGGCAACTTCTGTAAGTACTGCTAATGGAATCAAGACGTTTATTAGCTATGTACAAACGAATTTACCTTTAATCGGTCAGATTTTCGGTAATGTATTCCAGGGCATTTTCAATTTATTTACTGCTTTCGGCACAAATTCACAGACGATATTTCAATCTTTAGCTGAGATGTCTGCAAGGTTTGCTCAATGGAGTGCAACGATAGCTCAATCACAAGGATTTAAACAGTTTATTGACTATGTACAAACTAATGGCCCTGTAATAATGTCTACTATTGGAAATATTGTTACTGCAGTAATGGCATTTGCAACGGCTATGGCTCCAGTTGGTGCAGCAGTATTGAGTGTTGTATCAAGTATTGCTCAATGGGTGGCTGGATTTATGACTGCTAACCCTGCAATAACTCAAGTTGTTGGATCAATCGTTTTATTTGGTGGCGCTATTATGAAAGCAATAGCATTTATGACACCATTTATTAGTGCAATTATGAGGATTGGTAGTTTTGTAATTCAGTTAGTATCTAAATTTAATTTAGTACGTACTGCTATTACAGTGTTAAGCGCAGTATTTGGAACGCTGTCAGCACCTATGTTAGCAGTTATAGCAGCTGTAGTTGCAGTTGGTGCAGCGTTGTACTTGTTGTGGACTAAATGCGAAACATTTAGAAATGGTGTAATGATTCTAATTGGAGTTATGCAAACTTTAGGTAGTGCAATTATGAGTGGTTTAGGTACTGCTTTAAGTTTTATCGGCCAACAATTAGCAATGGTGGTTGCTAGTGTTATTGCTTTTGGGTCACAATTAGTATCTTCAATTGGTTCAGCCATGTCCGGTTTAGGCTCAGCTATTTCTAGTGGGATTTCATCAGCAGTTTCATTTGTTTCAAGTGGCTTCTCAAATATGCTATCAGTAGCTTCATCAATCATGAGTTCAATTTCAAGTACAGTGAGTTCGATTTGGTCAAGTATCGTATCAACTTGCTCAAGTTTGATAAGTTCAGCAGTTTCAGCAGTTTCTAGTGGTTTTTCGAACATGCTTAGTACTGCAAGTTCAATCATGAGTTCGATTCTATCAGCAGTCTCTAGCGCCTTTTCTTCGGTAGTTTCTGCTATTTCTTCGGGTATTTCATCGGCTGTATCAGCAGTTTCGTCGGGATTTTCTTCGATGATGTCGGCCGTATCCAGTTTTGTTTCAGGATTGATTTCGGCTATCTCTTCAGGAATGAGTTCATTCGTATCTGCGATCAGTTCGGGTGCGTCATCGGCACTATCTGCGATTACGTCGATGGTTAGTGGAATATTAGGTGCTATACGAGGCGCAGCAGGTCAAATGGTATCAGCAGGTGCTGATTTAGTACGTGGATTCATAAACGGTATCAAGTCGATGGCAGGTGCAGCATTAAGTGCTGCTAAAAGTATGGCAGCAAATGCAGTAAACGCAGTAAAATCTATGCTAAAAATCGGTTCACCATCGAAAGTCTTGAAACAAATCGGTCAATGGCTCACTCAAGGTTTTGCTTTGGGTATTCGTAAAGATATTCCAAAAGTAGAATCAGCTATTCAACGAATGTTAAGACCTGTTACGAGAGGATTAGCTAAACTTAAGACAAAAGACTATGAAAACTCACGTGAGGGTGCTTCATCTGTTTATAGTTTGATGGTTAAAAATATTGAGAATGCTACTAAGCAAATAGAAGAAGCAGCTAAGAAAAGAAAATCTTTAGGAGATAAGATTGCTAAGATCAATAAATCTCTTACAGGAAAAATGAGTATTAAAGCAAGAAATATTAAGATGGTTAACTTGAGTAAACTCAGAAAACAATATACTCAATTGAATCAGATTATAAGTGGTCAATATGCTAAACGTGCTAAGAACAGAAACTTAATTAAAGAAGTACGTCCAATGCTCGTATACATGACTAGAATCGCTAAGAAACGTGAATCTATTGCTAAGCAATTAGAGAAAGCTCAGGATAAACTTCAAGCAGCTATTGATAAAAAAATGGATTTCAGAAATGCAATAAGAAATGATTTAAGAGGATATGCATCAATTATGAATACTGGAAGAAAAACTTCTCAAGGTATGGTTAAAATGATGACTAAACGACTTGATGAGATTAAAAAATATCAAGCGCTAATCGGATCGTTGAAGAAACGAGGATTAAATAAAGATACTCTTAAAGAAATATTAGATGCGGGTATTGAACAAGGCTCTGTAATTGCTAAAGGTCTATTTGTTGGTGGACAAAATGCAATCAAACAGGTAAATATCTTGCAATCTCAGATTAATAAAGCATCTGCAAATATGGGAGATGCTAATGCTAAACATTTTTATCAAGCAGGTGTTGATGCAGCACGAGGAATTGTGAACGGCCTTAAATCACAAGAAAAGTACCTGAAAACTGTTGCAACTAAAATTGCAGATGTAATTTCATCAACCATCAAAAAGAGATTGAAAATCAAATCTCCTTCAAGAGTAATGCTTGGATTAATGAGTTATGTCGGTGCAGGTTTGGTTAATGGATTAACAGCTACTATATCAAAAGTTATTGGTGTAACAACTAAAATATCTGATGCAATAGAAGATAACATTAATCCACAAGTCGGACTTGATGATTTGAAAATGGGTAGTGATATTCAAGCTATGAACAGTCAAATCAAGAGTGATTTAGCATTAGATTCACACAATACAGAAGATAACAAGCAAGATATTGTTATCGTTCTTAAATCAGATACAGATTTACCTGCAGTAAAAACTTACATTGAGCGTACACAAGGGATTAATTCAGGTGTGCGTGTCATGAGAAAAGCTTAGGAGGTGCTAGTTAATGCATGGTTTTGAAATCTCAAGGGGTAATACAGTCATTGCTTTAGAGCGTGAGGGCTTTATTATTGATGACATCATTGTTAGCACCCCTGAGCAAGAAAACAATTTTGAATCAAGTAATGGTCTAATGGGTCGTTATTTGATGAACTCATCACATACATTTACATCAATCGAGGTCAAATTATCCTATGAAGGTGATTATGATCTCGATTTTCCGTTATTAAGAGATAAACTTTATGGCTTAGTGTCTGACACTAAGCCTTTTTATATTCGTGGTAAATGGATGAAATATCCTAAAGTTGAAGCAGAATTACCTGGAGAGACAACTGGCAGTATGAAGTTTGATGCTCCTGAATATGAAAGTGGTAAAAGGTTTTATGTCATACGAACTGGAAGCAGTACTATTGAAAAGATTGCATTAAGAGGAGAAGGTTCAATCACTTTTGAAACTGCAGCTTTACCATATTCTGAATCAGTGTTTACGACAATGGACATCAATAATAATGGTATTAATTATGATGGAAAATGGTCTTATGGAATGGGGCTATTTATCAAAGGTGTAGATGAGTACGGAAATGATAAAACATATACATGGCAATATAAACACACTACATCACCATTCACAATCTTCAATGCAGGAGACGTTGCGATTACAAGTAAGCGAATGTATAGAAAGATAAAGATAACGCTTGGTCAAAGTACAAATAAGATTCAACTGAAAGATGATTCAGGACGTATATTTGAAATCAATCGTGCTTTATACAGTGGTGATGTCATTCTTTTAGACGGGCCATTTATAACTGTTAATGGAATGAATGCAGTCCATCAAACAAATAGGGTATTTCCTTATATTTATAAAGGTGATAACAAATTTGAATTGATTGGTGCTACATCATTCACTATTGAATTTGATTTTAGATATTACTATGGATCATCTGATATTGAACGTATTCAATCTTCAAGTGCAGGAACAACGATTTATCGTGATACTACACCACCATCAGCGCCATCTGTAGACGAAATTAATCTAGGTGCTAATAAGTTCACTGGTGTAACTGAAGAAGGAGCAACAGTAACAGTGACATATCCGGATGGAACGAAGATAACTACAGTAGGTGGCTTAAACGGTGCTTTTTCAGTTACTAACTCTAAAACTTTAACAGGTGGTCAGAATATCACTTTTACTGCAACTGATGCTGCAGGTAATGTTTCTGCAGTTACAACTAAAACAGTTCGTGGATATATGTACACTGCACCTGTAGTTGATTCTTTTAATAAGAATACAAATGAATTAGTTGTTAGTAATCTGCCTTTAACAACAGTTGAAGCACCTCGTTATTTAATATATGACATCTACAGGGGTACTAATAAAGTTGCAAGTAGTTTAAGGAGTATTCAATCTAATCGACACACAATTCAACTTTCTTATATTGAGAACTACACTGTTACTAATGGTGATGTCGTGCATCTTTGGATTGAAGCTTCAGGAGATGAAGATTTATCTCCAACTACAAAATATACTTTAAATATCACAGAACAAACTGCTTTAAATCAGTGGCGCTCATCAAATAAAGATTATAGTTCAACGATTAATAGTGAAGGGCGTAAGCAATTCACTGAGAACTTTACTGTGATTGGTAATCCTGAACAATATGTGAATGTTAAGTCTCAAGGCGATGATTTGATTGTAAATGGTGGCGCAGGTAGCCAAAGATATTATGAATTATCAGGTTATAAGCCTAATACGACATATACATTGAGTTATAACATTTCATGGACAGATACAACTGCTGGACTTCATACGTACGCTTGGGGTGTAGGGTCATTACCTGATTCAGCAAAGGGCAGCAGACAGAAATTTACGTTTACTACTAATTCATATGGTAAATTCGGATACGGTAATGGAGCAACGATGGATAGCATTCCATCTCATTATCTTAACTACATGAATGAATCAGTTGAAAATAACGTAGTGACATACAGCAAGATAACATTAAATGAAGGTACTGTAGATATGGGTTATTCTGCAGGAACTTTGACGGGGGTGTAAATGTATGACAATACAATTTGAAGAAATATTGAATAGTCTGGATATAGAGAATAAGCAGAGGCATAATCGAAATTGGCAAAAGGTAGCGCAAGAATTAGCAGCATTAATAAGTGATTTGTTAGCCACAAATGAAAAACTTAAAAATTTACCTGCAGGACCAAGTGGTAAATCAGCTTATGAGTTGTGGAAAGACTTAGGAAACACTGGTACGTTAGAGCAATTTATTGCTTCGTTAAAGGGTAATAAAGGCGATAAGGGTGATACAGGTGCTACAGGACAACAAGGTATTCCTGGGCCTGAAGGTAAACCTGGTAAGGATAGTGCATCTTTAACCTGGAAAGCACCTGTTGATACGTTCAGTCAGATAGCAACTACTTATACTGCACCTGCTGAAGGGTGGACAGTATTCGTTAGAGATACAGGTCAAGTGTATAGAAGAACAGGCACAACGTGGCTTGAGATACAAGATATTGATCCTGCACCAATTAATATGATCGAGAACAAAGTATCTCGAAAATATCCACAGGTTGATTTTGTTAGCAAGTTAGCATCACTACTTAGATACGATGAAGTGCAAGTAGCTAAGTCAACAGCTACATCATTTACTGTAACTGCTTTTAACAAAACTATTGGTAGACATTCATCTCATATATTCAGTAAGAATGCGAATGACGATTATTGGATTTTAAGTGATAGTTATGTCGGTGGTACTTCATTTTCTGAATTTCCTAAGGAATACAAGAACTACGAAAAAGTCAGTGGTACGATTGATACCACTTATGCTACTCATTGGGCAACTAAAGGCACTAAAATTAAGGTGCAGATTTCAGGTAGTGAGATTTACATGAAACGCTTTGGAGATAATCGTGGGGGGATATGGCGATTTATTTTAGATGGGGACACGACTAAACCTTTAGATGTATCTGTATACAAAGCAACATCAGGGACAGATGTATTTAAATTGTATACTGGATTGGCTGATACTACTCATTTAATAGAAGCTGAATTTGTCGGTGATGACCCTGCTAACGTGCCTTCAACTGGTACTGGAAATTCGAGAGGTTGGTTAGCTTATCACGCTACAACAGATAACAGTAAGACGTTTGAATCAAGATTTAACAATCTTAACTTAACACGTGATTACACATTAAATACTGCATTATCAAATAAAGACTTCGCTATTTTAGCAAGAGCAGTAGGTGCGACTGAAACACATGAGTTTTTCCCCGAACATAATGCGAAAGGAACTGCATTCAAAGTATTTGACCCTAAGTTTATGTTAGATGGTAAGATGTTAGATTTATCTGCTATGACGTTAGGGATTCGACAAATCGGCAAGCACTTTTCTCTCATTCAGTCTGTTAAAGGTAAATTTCCTGTTACGAATCAAGAATTATTTGACATCAATACGATGCATGACTTTGATACTACAGGAAGAATGAGAATCGCAGGAAAGATTACTGCATTAGTTGATGTAGAGATAAAAGACGGATATGTATTGATGTTACCTGTAAATAACGAAACTGCGACAAGTTTAAAAACATCAAGAGGTTCAGTATATCCAACAATTAAAAATGATGGCTCTCAAACTAAACTCACACTTGAACAGGATGATACAACATCATTCGTGTTCACTAGTGGAACAAATACTCAACTATTCACTGCTTTAACGATTAATGATCCTTATCGTTCATTAAGAACAGAACAATCAGGTAAGTTTCCGATTGGTGAAACAATGTGGATTGAGCATAGAGCAAGTAGTACAATGCAGAAATTATACAATTCAATATTTAGATACGGAACATTAAAAGCAGGAGAAAGCATTCATTATGATGGTACTTATCTAAGTGGAGAAATTACAAATGTTCATAATTTAGTCTAAGACATCTCATTACGAGGTGTCTTTTTTATTTATAGAAAGTGAGGTGGACAGATGGTTGTATTAACAGACCTTACAGCAAGAGAACATATTATTGAAGCTGAAACAGAACATGAAAAACAATTATCAAGTGATGACATTCTCACAGTTAGAATTGTTCAGTCTGAAATAAATCGACATATCATAGGCCAGATTGGTGCTAATTGGAGAGTTAGTGGTGTTACAGATGAAGGTGATAAGAATCAGTATGTAGTCACACAGGTATCGAAGGTTAATGTAGGCTCAAGTATCATACTAGAATTACAATGTATTACTCTGATGATCCATAAACTGAGTAAGATGTACTATTACTTAGTTCATGAGGGAGAGTTCAGTTTAAACACTATTCTAAATAACATATTTAAAGATACTGGATTTATCCCTCGAATTATAGGTGATGTTAAAACTGGTGTCAAAATGGAGTTCTATGGTGATGGTCAGAATCGTGTTGAGATATTAAAAGAGGCACTTGAATTATGGGAACTTGAGTTTATCATCAATGGTGAATATGTAGATTTCTATGCACATGCTAGTCGTAAAGTTGATTATGTTTTATCTGATGATCTAAACATGAGAAATGTAACTGTACAAGAAGATGCAACTGATTTTGTAACCTACGTAAGAGCTTATGGTGATATTAATGAAGGAGAACCTTTATCTACTGCTGGGGTAAGTACTTATTACGAACATCCTTTAGCAAGTAATTCGATGATAGGTAAACTCGAAGCACCACCATTGAGGCTAATCAATAATGAAGAAACTTCAGCTGATGCAGATGTAATTAAAGAAAAGTTGAGACAGGCAGCTAAAGATTTAGTTGATAATTCTTTAAAGCTTACATTCCAAGCCGACTTCTTACACATGTCTGATTTTCCGTATGCTAATCCTAGAATTGCAGATGAAGTTATGTTTGAGGCCACTAACATGGACTACACGACTACTGTCAGAATTATTTCAATTAAGACAAAAAGAAATGCTGACAGAAAAATCGTAGAGATGATACTCACTTTTGGAGATGCGCCTATTTGGGAAAGACATCAAGCTAACTTAGATTATGCAGCTAAGTTTGTAAGTGATATTACGAGTGGTAAGAAACAAATCTCGAAAGGCATGTTAGATAGTGCAATGCAGGTGGCAACTCAGTTATTAATGAATGTTAGAACTGAGTTAAAGTTTACTGAATTCGATGGTATTCTTGCTGAAAACAGAGATAATCCTGATGAAAAAGTGTTCTTTAACAGTCGTGGATTAATCATTCAAAATGGAGATGAACCTCAACTTGCAATAAGTGGAGCAGGTATTGTTGCAGATGCTATTACTTCAGGAAGTATTGATACCAAATTAATTACTATTGAAGGAACTACAGGAGCATTTGTTATAAGTGGGGATGCATTAATAGCAACTGACCCGAATAATCCAAAGAAGAAAGTCGAGATTAGACCAGGTACGGTTACAACATGGGGTGGTGGATTTACTGCATATCGTCCAGACGGTGTAACTTCTATGACAAATGGAATGCTTGATAATGAGTATGCTATTTATGCGTATGATCCACCATTCATTTCTCAGAATGCAAGTGGTGTAAATAGGATTTGGCAAGAAGGACCATTTTACGTATCAACTAAAGGGATTTATGACGAAGTAGGAGATTACTATACTCAAAATGCATATCGTTTTAAACATACTGGGCGTTACTTACTCATAAATTTTTACGTGAAAGTAAATAATGGTGCAGGAATATTTGTTAAAGCGGAGGAATTTGCAACACCTGCAGGTATTACTAATTTTGAACCTACTGCTAAAGGTTTTGTCTATAACGCTGCTGAACCCTATGGTAGTTTTAAAATCGATTTAGGTAGACCAACCAAAAAAGAGCGAAGCTTCTATATAAAAATTAAAGGTAATTCTCAAGGGACAGCAAACAGCCAATTTGGTATCAGGTTTACAAAGATGGCACTTGATGATTAGGGGAGATATTTATGTTAAATAATTACGATTCATTAAATGAAATAGTAGATGGTGCGCCTGTTAGAATACCAGGCCGTACAACGGTATTTATACCATATGCATCAATTAAAGATGATGGTACTTTTGAAACAATTGAGATTGGTGATACTCATAAAGATAAACAAGGGTTTACTTTTATTGTTGATGTATTTGTGCCTGAACAGTTTGAAAAACTTAAAATTGATAATAGTGGATTTATTCCGAAGTTAGTATTAAAAGATGGGGAATCCATTGATGATCCTCGAACAACAGACCAGATTTTATTGGAAGAAAAAGAATTAGAATTAATTCAACTGAAATCTAAGTTGAATATTCAACCTTTACCTTAATAGGTAGAGGTTTTTATTATAAATAAGTTTAAATAAGGAGTGAATAGATGATTATAGAAGCAGATGGTATAAGTTTAGAAAATTTATCGATATTGAAGTTTTACTTGCTAGGTACAGACTTAAGAATGATTTACATCCTTGTGGCATTTATGACATTTGATATAATGACAGGAATTTTCAAAGCATGGCAACAGCATAACTTATGGAGCAGAAAATCGATGTTTGGCTATTCAAGAAAGTTGTTGATATTTGGGATTGTAATTATGGCAAACTTGATGGATCAAATATTAGAACTTGATGGAATGTTATCAATTGCAACAATACTGTATTATATCGGGAACGAAGGTTTGAGCATTGTGGAAAATCTAGTTATCTTAGGTGTGCCTGTACCTGATTTTTTTGCTGAAAAGTTAGCTATTTTAGCAGACGGCAAACGTTCAATAACTACAGACATTAAAGAAGAATTTAGTAGTAAAAACACTGTTGATTTACCTGGTGGCGAATTAGAAGTAAAGGTAAAAGTTGAACCGGAAGAAATAAAAAATATGAATAGTAAATACGGGCCGGAGGTGTTTTCTAATGGCAAAAGAACCGATAATGAAGTATAAGATACAAACAAAATATGTTGGCGCACCTCAGTATAATTACAGAACAGGTAAACCGACATGTGTTGTATTACATGATACAGGTAATGATAGAAGTAATATCAATGGTGAAATATCGTGGATGAGTAGAAACTTACATGCTGCTTTTGTTCATGCTTGGGCTGATGGTGACAATATCATCGAAACAGCAAATACAGATTATCTATGTTGGGGTGCAGGTCCTGGTATTAATAGTGATGCTTTACAGATTGAGTTAGTCCACGAACATACTAAAGAAAAATTCTTTAGGTCAGTTGATAGATGGATTTTCTGGGCAGCGTATCAGTTATATTACTATGGTATTAAACCATCTGATGCAACTGATGATGGTGTTGGAACAGTATGGACTCATGAAGCAGTATCTAAATTTAAAGGGCGTACAGACCATGTCGACCCTATGCCATACATTAAGATGCGTTCTAAAGCGCTAGGACATGAAATTACGTGGAAAAACATTTATCTTAAATTAGTTGAGTATTACGAAGCGCTTGAAAATGGTGAAGATACTTCTAAAATTGAACGAATTGATGAACCTGCTAAAGCGAATGAAGAAATTACACCTAACTCAATTAAAGTGAATAAAACAAAATGGCTTTCCACAATAGCTAAAGAGTATAACGTATCACTTGATCACTTAATTAAAATCAATGGATTCAAAAAGAATGAGCGTATTAAAGCTGGCACGCTTATTTATCTGATTAAAAATACAAGTGAAATAAAAGAGGTACAAAAGAAACCCAGTAGCAGTACGACAGGTTCGACAACGTATGTTGTAAAAGAAAAAGATACATTGTGGAGCATAGCTACTAAATTTAAGATTAGTGTCAATGCTCTTAAAGCATTAAACGATTTAGACGATAACGTGATTTATAAGGGGCAAAAGTTAAAAATAAAAAAGTAGGTAAGGTGCAGACTGTTAAACAGAAAGCACCTGAAAAACAAGTGTTTACAGAATGTTTGTTAACTGAAGATGAAGCAGTGAAATATGCATATTCTTTAATTGGTAATGGATATGACTACGACGGATATTTTGGTTGGCAATGTGTAGACTTGAGTAACATGTATTATCACAGATTATTTAAAGACTATCTAAGATGTGAAGGTGCAATCGACATCCCTACGTGGAACAATTTCACGAATAGAGCTACTTTATATAAAAATACACCTGACTTCTTGGCTAAACCTGGTGACATTGTAGTTTGGGGACATGGATTCGGTATTGATAAATACGGAAAACACTGGGGACATACTGCTGTAGTTTTATCTGCTGATTTAAACCAAATAACAGTAGTAGAACAAAACTGGGAAGGTGGAGGACGTACTTTCACGGAAAAAGCGACAAAGCGCTCACATCCATATCATCAAAATATGTGGTTTATCAGACCTATATACAAAAAGTAATATATGATATAATTAAGTACACTATTATAATAGGAAGGAAGTGAAAAACACTTCCACCTTTTTAAATAATTCGTGTATGTATTATGCACACACAAGATATAATACCCTACAGTTAAGAGGTTGGCTGTAGGGTTATTTTTTATGGCTAAATACCCGAAATAGTGACAATTCGACTAAATAGCCGAAGCACGATACCACTGATACCACTTTTGATACCAATAATTTTAGTACACGTAAATTTCCCAGAAAATATAATCTCAAAATGGCGCTGTTATGCGTTTTTAAATCTCTTGAATTTTTGAAATCGCATAAATTAATCGAAATGGAAGGTTCTATTGGTTAAAATATAAATAAATGCCTAAGACGTAATGTCTTAGGCATTTTTTTCTGTGTTGTAATATTTACCAATGAACTGCTGTTTTTCGTTAAATAAAGTCGGATAACTTAGAAAGCCGACCATCACACTTGATAATGTTGCTGCTGTCAATAATAAGAACAGAATAAGTAATTGGAATTGTGCAGCAACTATAGGATCTGCCCCACCGATAATCTGTCCGCTCATCATTCCGGGAAGTTGCACGAGCCCCATAGTCTTTTGGCTTTCGATTGTCGGTATCATCGAATTTTTTATAGATGCCATAAGCACTCTATGAATGGCTTGTTTTGGATTTCCTCCAAGTGAGAGAATTAATTCTATTTGTTCTTCATTTTGATCAAGTTCACTTAAGAAACGATTGAGAAATAGTAGTGATAATACCATTGCATTACCAATCATCATACCGCTAATCGGTATAACATAACGCGCTTCAAATGGTATGATATGAAAGCCTAGTAGAATGGCTTGCGTTACTACCTCTACTGTGATTAACGTCAGCACGATCTTCCAGGTGATTCCTTTAATCCCTTTGCCTTTTTTTATAATGTTTTGTGTTGCGGCTGTAATCATCAATAATATCATCAGCAGGATATAGATTGGGTGATTGCCATCAAAAACGAAAGTTAGTAAATAACCGATGAGAATAAGCTGAATAGTACTTCTAATCGTTGCGATGATAATATCTTTTTCAAGCCCAAGTTTCAATTTATAACTTAAGACTAATGGTATCAGTACGAATATAAGTGTTAATGCCAGTTGTGTTAATGTCAT